TGTAGATTCGCTAGTGTGCAATATTTTCTTGCACTCCTCTAGAGTAGTTCCGTTTAATAGGCCGCTAAATAGCGCACGCTGCTCTTCGACTGTAAACACTCGATCGTATCGTGCCATTATTTTTCCAGCCCTAGCTTAATTCTGATGTACTTCGCAAGGCTCCATTTTTTCGCGTCCGCTTTTTTTTGTAGTACGGCACGTTCTTCTGGTTTAATGCGGAGTGTAAAACGGTTATCGACATTATTTGTCATTAAATTTCCTCAAAGTTAGCGGGTTTGCAGTCCCCGCAGTGGTTATTTTCATTGGGGACAAATTATTCTTCAATAATTTTCAAAGTATAAGAATCGCCTAGTTCACTTGTGATATAATCCTCCATCTCGTCTGAAATGTAAAGATCACCAAATATTTCTTGATCTTCACCAAAATCACTATGCACTAAAAGTTCTTTTGAGTCTGAAGTTCTTACTGCGATTAAAGTTTTCATTTTCGTTTCCTTTTGGACTCTGCGGCATTGCTTGCGTCCATGGAGATAATATACCAACAAATGTAAGACAATGCAAGACAAAATCAAGAGATATTGAAAATACCGTACCCACTAAGTGTACCCAAATCAATCAAGAAACATTTTTTGCCACAGCTCCCAGGACTCGGTGGCTGCCCTTGAATCTTTCTGGATAGTTATTTTGCAAAAAGCCAAGAGCATTTGATTGTAAATTATTAAAGCACAAATCACAACCTTTTGATTCCAGTTCTTTGATTGCAAATTCAGCAGCTAATTTATACTCCCGAAGTTTTGCGATTTCCCGAACAAGAACAAACAAATGATCGCTCATGTCGGTATCTTCAAAGAACTTGTAATCTAGTTCCTTATCATTTGTGTAGTCTGGATGCCCATAGCCACATTCTGTCATGATATGGATTAGAATTTCTTTTTCATGCGTAGTGTAATCTACAGGCCATTTCGGATCTGACATTATTCCACCTCCATTGCGATCATCATTCCAAGGTTGTATATCACGCACCGCTTATCATTGTTGTTCCGATGCGCCATTTCCATAAGCTCGTTTAGTGCTGCCTTGACTACTGGGTTACTCGTGTGGATTTGCTCAATCGGCCTGATTGATGCCTCTTCAATTTCGTGGTACACCTTAACCCTGCTATCAGCAAGTGTTGATTTTTGCTTGTTCTTGACTATCATAGCATACCCCTATAAGGTGATTTTTGGTTAGTGTTCCAGTATTCAACAATCTCACGCCTATCTCCAATATACGCAAGTACGCACTTAATCTCTCCTACAGTTATCGGTAGCGTCGCCATTTCAAGATCCCAATCTGTAGGATCTGGCAAAGTCTTTAGCCTTGTCGCAACAACCACGCAATACTTGCACTCGTGCTTTCTTGGTGGTACGCTTCCAATCTTTGGGATCTCGCTACAAATATCCCGCCAAACAGCGTTTATCCTTGGAGACTCTGGCAAATACGTACTTTCCGCCTTAACGCGCCTCCAGGCCTCGTTTAGGTGCTGCATGGGTATTGTTGCCAAGTCATCCATGTAAGATGCTACAATAGCACTCAAAACGGTTCCTGATGGCACTTGTTGACCTTTTCCCATGTACCACGCCACTACCAGCTTTCTAATCGTGTCCGATCTGCTTAAATCCATTATTAGCCTCCCTTGAGTTTAAAAGCTCCATCTCTTCCCGTAGCCTCCTTTCATTGTATGCGCTTACGGATTCGTTTGATCCCTTTCCAGATCCAAAGGCGGGTTCATCGGAGTAAACCTTGTTTGGTATTCTTCGCTCTTGCTTTTGGTCTATCTGTGTCGGCTGGTCATCCCATCTACCCTGGTTTAACCAAGTAGCCGGATTTGGGATAAACTGACCGTCATCCTTTTTCCATTGATCAGATGCGGTCTGCTGTTTAACGGCAAAAAGAATATGACCGATGTCACCACGAAACTTCATTTTGTTCCATGCCTTTAAAGCTGCTTCCTTGCCAGTCTTTTTTGGATAAGAATTCCAGAACAAAACAAAATCCGAAGGATAGTGTGTTTCTGTATTCTTCTTATCATTCTTATCATTCTTATCATTCTTATCATTCTTGTTTGTGGTTGATTGCTGGTTGATTGCTGGTTGATTGCTGGTTGCTGGTTGGTTAGGTTGCTGGTTGGCTGGCTCTTCAATTTGGTACTTTTTCCATGAAATTACCGTAAATAGCGTGTATTTGCTGGTTGATATGCTGGTTAATTCGTTGGTTGATTTTAGCCTTGCAAGGCAAGTGCGTATCTCTTGCTCTGACAAACCAGTTTCCGCAGATAGACTAAGTCGTCCAGAAATAAACTGACCCTCAAATACGTCAATTCCCTCCCACTTTTGCGGTAGGTGGTTGGCCCTTAGAAGGCAATGTATCCAAAAATGAACCATATTAGGAGTTCGATACCACTCCCAGCTTAAAAGATCCCTATGTAGTTTTATCCAGCCACTCATTTTAGATTCTCTATGATCTTAAATAAGTCTTTGCTTGAAATCAAAAATGACCTTATAGGATTTGGGTCATTTTCATAGTTTGAGTTTATCTCAATCCTTATTGTATCCAAGCAGTCAAAACCAATCTTCATTGTTTTTGTGCTATTCCTTTTGCGGTCTGTGACATCATAACTAATTGCCATTATTTCATTCTCCAAATACAAGAAACCGCCCCCATAGTGTCCTAGCTCTCGACAAGCTATGCCTTTTACGGCCTATGGGGAACGGAATCTTAAAATGCTGTTGAATGGTCGAGATTCGGGACAGCGCATAGGAAATATAGTCATTTCACGGTAAAAGCTAAAAGCGTTTTTGCGAAAGTGTTCTCGAAAATTGGAATTTCTTGGGAACACTTTGGGGCGATAATTTATCTTTTCTTGCGTTATGTCTTGTATTTTTATTACATTGATTTAGTCACTCATTCACTTTATCTTGAATTGATAAAACGCAATGCGCGGGTAAAGTGGAAAATGTGGGGCGATTATCTGGACTTTTTACCCTGTTGAGTCCGGATAAGAGGATGCAAAAAACATGGGTCACTAGGATGTTAGGCTAATGCGAGTGCCCTAAGAACAAAGGTGGTTAAAATGGATGGGTGTATCTACGAGATTTTAGCCCAATTTGGAAACGCAGAGTATTCAAATAAATTCTTTAACCGAGTAAATGACCGTGTAAAAAAAGAAATGGCTCAATATGAGAAACAAGAACATGAACAGAAGAAATTGGTTGCAAGAAAACTAGGAAACATAGCCTAACAAGCGAGGAATACGACAAGACAAAATAATTCCCACATTGGTTACCAACTGGCTTGCGGATTATCTCAGAGTTAGGTCAGCAGAACGAACATTTAACGGAGAATAAAAATGAAAGAAATTACGCGAGGCGTAATAGCATCAAGAGAAATTCTATTTGCAGACTCAACCGCTGCACAATATTCAATTTCCATCAAAGATGGATTAGTAAGCCTTAAACATAAAAAACCTGTGGATTCATATTTCCGTAAAAAACTAGAACTTGATGAGCATGAGTTTGTTGAGATGATGGAAGCAATTTTGAACTACATAAGGGAGTAATATGTTGTTTAGCAAAAGAAGTGCGTTGGCGAGAGAATTTTCAGAGTGGTCAAAAAATAATGGATGCTCGAGAGAAGTTGATAATGTAATAGCATTTTTAACAACAAAAGAATTGATTAGAGATGATTCCATGAAATTAGAGTTTTCACACAAAAAAATAATTATTTGTGGACTATGCTTTGAAGTTGTAAACAGAGATAGAAATTCGAGAAGCGACGAATCTTTAGGGCGATGTGACATCAAAGACCTAAGAATATTTATTGATAAGGAAATGCCAGACCAACAAAAGGAAGCAACTTTAATACATGAATGGTGTCATGCAGTTTTACAGTTGAATGGAATTGAACATTCTGAAACTCTAGTATCTGTATTGGCTCAAGAAATGTATAGAGTAAATTTTAGGCTGTGACCTAACAGTCAATGAACCCGACCGATTTTGTTAGCATAAGGTCGCGCAAAATCGGCAGGTTATTTTGGCGTTAGGCTAATACGAGGAACTAAAACGATGCTTGATTTACGAAACATGGACTGCATGGAGCTTATGGCTCAATACCCAGACAAGCACTTCGAGCTGGCTATTGTTGACCCACCTTATGGGATTGATGTAAATAAAATGAATATGGGATCTCGTAAAACTGTAATGCCTACAAAAAAAAACATGGGATTCTGCAGTACCAGATGAATCATATTTTATTGAGCTGTTCAGAATATCTAAAAATCAAATAATCTGGGGAGGTAATTATTTTAATCTACCTCCTAATCAGTATTTTGCTATTTGGGATAAAGGAGAAACAATGTATGGGCGTGATTTTGCGGAGTGCGAGTTTGCTTGGGTTCGCTCTGGTGGTACACGAATAAAAAAGATAAACCCAATGCAACTAGATAGATTTCACCCTACACAAAAGCCAGTAGCCCTATATAAATGGTTACTACACAACTACGCAAAGAAAGGAGATAATGTACTAGATACGCATCTTGGAAGCGGTAGCATAGCCATTGCGTGTCATCAAATGGGCTTTGACCTAACAGGATCAGAGCTAGACAAAGACTACTTTGCGGCAATGCAAAAGCGTATCAAGTACGAAACAGCGCAATTGGACTTATTAACGGCATAGCCTAACAACCGATGTACACGACACTACGTGCGGGTAATCTCAGCGTTAGGCGAACAAAAGGAACTTTATGGATTGCCCAAAATGCAAAGCAAAACAATGCAAACCCGGAATGATGGAACCTGATGGAGTTAGGTTTGAATGTGGATCAGAATCTATAAACGGATTTGCAGGAAACTCATTTAGACAATCATGGAATTGCAGAATGGAGGCGAATAGATGGATGCAGATAACTAACTGTCGCCTAACAACCGATGTACACGACACTACGTGCGGGTAATCTCAGCGTTATTTATTTCTTGCATATTGTCTTGCAATTGCGTTTAGATTTATTATCTTACACAAAAAGGAGAAACATGAATCGAAGCTACACAACAATATCGGTAAAATTTGCAACTCGTGACTTTGTTGCAAAAGAAGTGGAACGGCAAAAAGCAATCGCGAAGAAGATGAAAGCTGCGAACCCTTGCGATGAAAGCGAAAAGCCAACAGTCGATACGGTAATCTGCAAAGCAATCAAGGCGGTAAAGAAATGAAGTCATGTCACGAACATAAGTACGCTGCAATTGTGTGGGACGAAAAGAAGATTTCGGATTGCCCTTTATGCGTTGCTGAAAAGAAAATTACAAATTCGGTCATCAATCTCAAAAACTGTAGTGCCGTACTGAACCCAGTTGTTGAGCACGTACTAGAGGAGCTCAGGAGATGATTACTCGAACTTGCGATCTGCACAACAAATTCCACGATGACACCGTGACCTATACGCGCATGGCTGTCATTGAGGATTCAGAGTGCCCTTTGTGCAAGGCTCTGAAAGAGATTGACCGATTGCGACATGTACTTATGGATGCAAGGATGTACCTGATTGAAAACGGTGGCACGGCAAGAAATGACGCACTTGAATTTATCAAAGAGGAGCTAGGAGAAAATGAATAGTGAATCAATCAATAATACGGAAATCTATGAAAGCGTAGCATATCCACCAGCAGGCGCACTAAAGACGATTGGTGCAGGCCGATTAAAGGGGATGACCGATATTAACCCTCAATGGCGTTACCTTGCCATGACTAGGGTGTTTGGCCCTATTGGTATTGGATGGGCGTATAAAGAGGTTGACCGATGGGAGAGGACTGTAGGCGAAGAGATAGCCGTGTTCGTTAAGATCGCCATGAGGGTAAAGTATAAAGGCGAATGGTCGGAACCCATCGAAGGTATTGGCGGGTCAAGACTTGCATCTGCCGAAACAAGGGGTCTGCATTTTTCCGATGAAGCCTATAAGATGGCAACAACAGATGCGCTTTCTGTTGCCATGAAACAGTTAGGTGTTGCAGCCGCTATCTATTCAGGCTTTTGGGATGGATCAAAGTACACCGTCGAAATGTCAACTCCAGAGCAGGATGCGAAGCTTGCACAAATTGACGCTGATAACCAACGATTGCAAGAGCTTAAAAAGCCACTCGCTAGCGAAAAGAAAAAGGCATTCCTCGAAACTGTAGCCAAGTTGAAGCTATCGCCTAGCGTACTGATTGCAAGGCTTGGCGAAATCGGATTTGAGTCATGCAACGACGTACCGGAGTCTCACATGAGAGACGTATATAATCACCTTAAAGAGTTCGGGGTATCTAATGGCTAATGTGATTTATTGCGGAAAAGGAAAAGAATCAAAGTACGGTATGAGGTTACGCATCTGCCTTGATGACATCCCACAAGAGCACACAAGCGAATTCAAAGGAAAGCGGTATGCAACGCTGAATGTTGGGACTCTGAGGGAGATTGACCAGAAGGGGAACACCCATAGCGTGAGTGTGGATACATGGAAGCCACAGGCGCAAGCGCAACAGGCGCAACAGGCGCAACAGAAAAATACAAGCGACGATCTTCCATTCTAAACAAGAAACAAAGGAATAAAAATGAACGAATTAATGTTTATCGAAATCAAGAAGCAAAACGTAGAGCAACAGACCGAATCTATGTTGATGGAAAAATTTTCCCCGTTTATCGAAAGGGCAATTGAATTAGCGGACAAAGCGAAATCAATTATTGTTACTGATGCGACCCAGTTAACAGAAATGAAACTTGCGAGAGAATCTAGACTTATCATGCGCCAAATTCGCATTGATGCAGATAAGACTCGAAAGGAATTGAAAGAGGATTCATTGCGATATGGCAAGGCCGTGCAAGGCGCATACAATCTTATTGAGTCGGTTATTTCTCCTATTGAGGAATACCTAGAGACACAGGAAAAGTTTGCAGAGAATCAGGAAAAGAAACGCCAAGATGCGCTACGAGCAGAACGGCAAGCCGTATTAGATTCTTATCAGGTTTTTCTACCTTCATTCGGTGATCTTGGAAAGATGGCAGATTTTGAATTTGAACGAATTATTTCAATTGCTAATTCTCAGAAAGAAAAGCAAGAACTAGAAGTAAAACAAGAGGAAGAAAAGAAAGAAGCGGAACGAATTGAAAACGATCGCATTCGTTTAGAAAACGCAGAACTTCAAAAGCAAAAGGATGTACTTAATAAGCAACTTGCAGAAGAACAAGCAAAGGCCGCACAAGAACTACGAAAGCAAAAGGAAAAGGATGAATCTGAGGCAAAACAAGCAATTGCAAAAGAAAATGAGCGCAAGAAATTTGAGGCTGCACCAGATAATGAAAAGTTGCTTGAATTGGCTCGATTGATTGGTTCAATTCAATTTCCATCCCTTTTGACCCTAGAAGCAAATTCAACCGCTATTGAGGTAAGAGGATTGCTAGGGAAGGTTGTTTCATTTATCAACGTCAGGGTGAATAAATGACATTTGAAAACGACTACAAACAACCACACGGAAAGCACTATATCCTACTCGATGCGGTGCTGATGCTAATCATCGGATTCCTCGCTATCGGCTCAATCATCGGATCGTTTTATTACGGCCTTGAGACGCTGACTCTGGGCTGGAATCGGGTGTTTGATGGGATTGCACAGGTATGGTTCACAATCTATAAGGCGGTTATGTGATGGTCAAAACTCAAGTCGATAAGATGATCCTTCACATGGAAACGCAGTACCTGACTAACCTTGACGCTTTCAAGCTGTACGGGGTGCTAGGAGGCTTCACAAGGCGAATAAGCGACATTCGGGAGCTACTGATAGGCACTAATCTGGAAGTGCGCTGGGAGTGGGTTAAACTGGCGAATGGGAAGAGGGTAAAGCAATACTGGATAGGCAAGATCAAACAATAAACAAAACGAGGTGAGTGTATGAGCGAGAAATGCCCGAAGTGGTAACAGAAGGAATTTCGGAACGTAAAGAATGGCTAAAGTCGAAAGGAATCACGGAATGAATTTCACGGTGACGAAATTCAGGATAACGGGATGTGAAAAACAGGGGTCACTAGGGTGTTAGACGGACAAATCAATACAGGAATAAAATGAATGAGCTACACTTATTTGCAGGATCGGGGGGAGGAATCCTCGGCGGCTTACTTCTCGGACATAGGCCAGTTTGCGCAGTTGAATTTGAAAAAGATGCTAGAGACAAACTCATTCAAAGGCAACGAGAAGGAGCTTTGCCATGGTTCCCAATCTGGGATGATGTCTGCACATTTGACGGGAAGCCATGGAAAGGAATTGCAGACATTGTTTGTGGAGGGTTCCCATGCCAGGACATCAGCCCCGCAGGATTCAGAAGAGGAATCCAACAGGGAACTAGAAGCGGATTGTGGGCAGAAATGGCAAGGATCATTCACGAAGTGGGGCCACTAAGATCCAGCGAGACTTGGAAAGACACCAGCCGTCTTTCACATCGTTTGATCGGTCTGTGGAAGAATTTTGCAGGGAGAGAAATGAATGGAAGAATAAAGAAGAAGATAGCTTGCCACCCTACCTTTGCAGAGTGGATGATGAATTGGCCGGAAATGTGGAGCGGCTCGCAAGAGTTGGAAATGGACAAGTTCCAAGCGTGGCTGCACTTGCATTCAAAACACTTTCAGGAAAATAAAAGCCGTCTAACAAACGATGAATCCGACAAGCCAAAGTAACGCCTACATGGGTTGCCAACTGGCTTGCGGATTATCTCAGCGTTAGGCTAATGCGAGGAACTTATGGCGTTTCATGGAACAACGGATGCAATACAGATAAAAGACAGGATTATGCCATCTATTGAAACAGGATATTTGCGTGAATTATTCAGAAATAAAAATTTGGATGTTGTGTTTCTTACTATGTCTAAGGCGAGTGCAGAATACTACGCAAAAAAAGCAGTAAAGCAATATGGCGGTAATCCGATTATTTATAATGTAACGCCAGAAGGATTCATAGAACAAAACGCAACAGAGATAATTTGCGATTGGGCAATAATTAACGGCATAGCCTAACAAACGATGTACCCGACAAGAGGAAACCATGACAACACGCCCCTACACGATGAAAGAGCTTTACCTGTGCGTACAGATGGCTACCATTGAGTAGCACTGACTAGCGATTATCGCCACGCTAGTTGGCGGCCATTTTTTTTGATAAAAAAAGCCCCTGATTTCTCAAGGGCATTTCGGCTAGGATCTCCAAACCCGTTAACAAAACAGACAAACATTAACGCAATTTTGAAACGTGTCAACCTTTAGGATCATATTCAACGTGGATATGATCCTTTTCCAACACAACGTCAAACTGTGCCCCTAGCTCATGCCTAAGATCCTCTACAATCTGAGCTGCTAGATGCTGATCATTATCGGTGATATTCGTATCATCACCGTCTAGGTTCTTGATCCTAACGTCAAAGGCATTGCCAGAGGCGTGTAGAGAGCCTACGCCATGCGTTCCATCGCATACCGATGTGATTACCATCTCACGGTTATAATGGGCATAGATACGCTCTGTGAGGGAAATGGCAAGCCCGATATGTGTTGACATCTTTCGTAAGTCGCAATTTTTCAGGATCATAAAACCACCCATGTGTTAATCGTTAACCTGTACTTGTGTTGGGGAGTAGATGTAAACGCCTTGCCCATGTCCATTACGTGTAACCATTATTCGATCAGGGCTAGACCATGATCTGATTGTATAGCCAGACTCCCACAACTTAGTAGGGCTTGGCTTAATGCGACACGCTCCTAACTGTCCTTCGTGTGGCTGTACCCAACTCACTTAGCCGCCTTCAATTCTTCTGCGGCTTTAATGGCCTTGTGAGCGATGCCAGCACCACCCAAAGCAGTTCCACCGTATAGGAGAAGCGTGGCAACCTGTGCGGGGATGGTAACAAAAGGTAGGCCGATTGTCCCGACCACCATCATGGTCGCACCAATCCATGTCTTATGGCCATTAAGAAAATTCATTATTTTGTTCATGGTCTATTCCTTATTTCTGTTAGTAGCTCAATCATTCGTCTTTCTCTTGCTTCGCTTTCTTTTGCGCTCTGCTTGATGTCCTGTATATCCGCTTGGATATAGAGAGTCGTTACAGAGTCACTAGCAATATGCTTTTCCAATCTTATCTCATAGCTTTCATTTGCTTTTGATTCGTTTCCGATTGATCCAACAGCCGTCAATAATGGTTGCCATGATATATATCCAACAGCGGCAAACAATAACGCAAGTAAACCAGTCATGGTCTTTCCCATCTTCTTTGCTTTCTGGTCTACTGATGTCATTATTTACCTATATTAGAATATACTAATTAAGATTAGAATTCATACCATTCAATCGTAATGGTAATAGTTGTTCCCGCTGGTGCCGCTCCGATAGTCCTAATACATAGTCCCTGAGTAACGCCCGAGAGAAGAACACCCTTTCCTTTATCACCGAATGAAATAAATGTACTCGAGTTTCCTGTAGATGCCGCTCCAGCGTTTAGGTTTACATACCTTGAGTCTACATCACCAACAGAAGTGCCTATCGCAGTAGGATCGACGGAATACTGTTGAGGGATTGAGCTTGAAGCGGAATCAGTTGAATCCAAAGGAACAGCGGTAAGTGCTGCTTTAGTTCCAGCGGTATTAGCCGTAGATCGCTTCGTAGCTGCAATTAACCACTGAGTTGCTGCTGTTGCGTATCCCGTTATTGTTATGCCAGTAACGACTACTGTAGTGGTGGCATTGCCAAATATTTCAAAGAAATCCTTTAATGCTCCCGCTGTGGTTGCAAATGCTGTAGCGGCACGGTATGTTTTGGCTTGCTTTTCAAACGACCTTACAAGTTGGGCATTAAATTTATCAAGGGCAATATACCCATAGCGAGTATTTGCTCCCGCCCCCAAGACAAGCGAATCCGTACGAACGCCAAGCATTTCTATGCCAACGTCTGCGCTAGTATGTGCTGCATCTTCGGCTTTACCTAAGTTTGTCGCTGCCGTGCCTGGCGTTACCGTTCCAATATTCCATGTACCTGACTGAGTAGCCGCTATGGTAGTCGGAGCTATTGCGATATTTTCCCGAGATCCATTGATGACAAGTTGAGTATTTCCTGCTGTGGTAGCCGTTGAAAGGCGGAATCGCAACGTCTTACCCGTGACAGGAATCATCCATAACCCTGTGGTAGTGCTAATTGTTGTAGCAATAGCACCGCCAAGAGCGGGGATAAGAGCAACGGGAACCCAAGTGGTAGTAATCTCATTGTAGAATTCAGGTGTGATTGCGCCAGTCGTTCCGGCCTGTCCAGAAACGAACACACTTCGAACCTGAGAGCAATCAAAAGTTGCAAGCACGGTGTTAATTGTAATTACACCAGATGCGTTATAGGTAGTCGAGTCTGTGATAGGTACATTATCATCATTTATTGTGATAGCCGTTGAACTTGTCTCAATCATGAGAGAGTTAAAGTTACGCACATAATCATAATCAACAACAATAGACGTACCTGTAGTCGGAGTTGTACCGTTAATGCCTCGGATAGTTGAGGTAAGCAAATCTGAAAATAAAGGAACTACCTTTTGATGTGCTGCTACAATGGTATCGTTAATTGAGAATACGACTCTGTCTTGTAAGACTGATACACGGTAACGGTTAGACGTTGCCGTGGTCAAACCGGAAGGCAATGTAATTGTAGTGCTCTGCGTTTCAGCGACACTTGGTGCTGTGGTTGGGTTACGGCCTGTCTCACATATTACCGTTGTATTCGTTGTGCCGTTAAAATGAAACCATGCAAAAATATTGGTAGGGTCAATTGCCTCATTGTAAAACCCTGCGTAAATATCTTGGTTTGCTACGCGTTGTGAAATTGACATAGCGCAAGTCTTATCAATAGGCATCATGTCTACATCACGCTCTAATTCCGCTGTCGCTCCCGTTGTGTTGCCAAGCGTTATCGTACACGCTCCTGATGCAACTGATATAGTTTGACCTGTGCCAGTCTTTGAAGCGACTAATTGACGGCTAGAAGCTCCTGTGCCCCCTGCACCTGTGTAGTTTTTTTCAAGAATTATTTTTGTGTCTGTAAAATAATCAATATGTGCCTGTGCCGTTACACCGTCCGCATTGAGATAGATGTAGTCGCCATTGTGCAGATCGTAGTTTGATAGACCCGTACCCGATACAATGTTTGAGCCATTGGTAAAGGTGCAAGTACCGATAGATACAGCCAAAGAGCTATTTGCAAAATTTACACGATACCCACCTTCGTCAGTCAATACCTGCGCTCTTGACTGTTGTGCTCCAGATTCGTCTACCGTAGTCGCTAATTGCTCTTCTGTGCTGACACCGTAAAATGGGGCATACCCCTGTTCAATTCCACGCCCATTAAGTCGATTGCTCATATAATCTCCCATTGACCAGAGTCTTTCATTGTTAAACTTTCACCGTTGTAAATATCTTCACCGTCCACAGTCCAAACACCACCACCCGAATGGATGAACGTAATCAAACGCCCATCGCTTGTAGGTGTAGGCAATGTCTCAATATGTCCACCCGTTCCTATGTATCGTACCGTGCGTGTTGTCGCTTCCGTAGATGCGCTTCCCGTGCGTGTGACGATTGCAAGTTTCACGCCTAAAGTTTCCGCAGCGGTCAAATGGTAAAACTCTGCGGTAGTTCCACCTTGCTTTCCTGATAGGGTATTGTGGTTTGTGATGACCGTTGGGATGTCTGACAGATAGGCAAGGCTTTCGCTTGCGTATGTCTGCCTAATGGTTATATCCGTATCTCCAAGTCCGCTTGTCGTTCTGATCTTTGCGCCATAAGTTGCATTGAGAAATTCAATACCTTGCTCACCTGCATTAGATATATCTAACTGGTCGTTGGCATATACTTGGGCGATTTGACCCTGACCATTCTCTACTCTTGATGCGGCACCTTCTGTTTTACCGTAGGGGTTTGTAAAGTCAATATGTGGGTTTGAGTGTATGGGCATTGTATGAGCCGTGACTACAGAAGCAAATCCGTCAATCGTCCCGCCCGTAATCGGCAACGCTCCAATGTCACCCGCATCAAGGATGACTGCTGGGCCTGTATCACCGTTGACGGATGTTACACCAGAGCTACCACCACCACTAGAGAATGACACGCTTGGGTACGAACGAACCAAAGCCCCGTTTGAGTCTTTTACCACAACGTCATAGGGCGGCAAAGTATCATCAAGTTTAATTTCACCACATCCTGACCCATCAAGAATTACAGGATGCAGGTTTGCAGTCCCCGTATAGTTGTAAGTGACCTGTGGCGTAGTCGTTCCCGCTTGGTATGCGTATACTTTTCCACCCGATAGAGGATTATCATTCGCATCACGGAACTGGGTAATCAACCAAGGCATGAATAGTTTTGACATTATATGGCCTGAGAATAAAGGATATATGAAATCTGAACATTGTAATTGGTGTTTATCACTGCAGTGCTACCCGTTAACTGTATGTCTGCATAAGGATAGCCAGTAGTGGCGTATACGTTTGACAATGCGCCTAGAATTTGGTTATATCCACCCGTCAAGGATGTAATGGCAAAAACGCCCAATGTATTTCCGATAAGAAACGGAGGGAAAATATTGGAAGCCGCAGACATATCAATCCTTCCAGTGTAGTTATTTACTACGCCTGTTTTGAATACCGCTGCAGCCGTTCCTTGCGTTTGGCGAACAGTCACATTGCTGTTTGTCTTGGCGTTGTTATGGATTGTTATCATTGGATCACCCGTCCATGAGCCAGAACCCGTAATGGATGAGGTAAATACATCAGTCAAGACGCTATAATCTTTGAATACGTTGTCGACAATCGTTACACCCTTGATGGCAGTCAAAGCCGTAGATGTAGTCATTGTTACTATTGGGTGATTACCTACGTCAGTAAATACATTGTCGGTAATTGTAATCCCATGAATGCTTGAAGTACTTGACATGATGATACTATTTTCAATTACGTTTCCCGCAATGATAGCTGTATTCTTGATTGCAATTCCGTTGTAGGTTCCACCCGACCCAAGGAAATTGCTATCCATGATTACACTGGATGATATATCCATGTCACCACGGAAACGGTTGTTTGTGATCCGCAATTCTACGCAATCACCACCGAAATAAGCGTATGAAGTAGACTCAATATCGTTATTGCTGATAACACAAGAGTAGCCTCCATTGTTTACGATAGCGTTACCTGTTGTGTTTACATAGCATCCAGTAAATGTACAGTATGACGTCAAGTTAAGACTTGCACTTCCTGACTGGATGCGTAAATTGTTGACGTAGTTTGCGCCTACGTTTATCGTTCCCGCAACAGACGACAAATGAATATTAGATCCTTCTAGTGTTTTCACATCGGAAAGGCTTGCTACGTTACAAGCGTTCTGTAGTGCCGTTGTGTGGCTCATTCCACCGTATACCCACCATGCAAGGCGAGTTATACCCTTTGAAACAAATGCAACTGTTCCGTCAAATAACGCAATATCACCACCAAGTATTTTTGATATAGACAGGTCGATACCTGCGTTATCCATGGTAAGTATTCCCGTTTCTGGCATTATGTCCAATCGTCCCACAAACGCATTGGATAGCGTTCTATTGCAGTCGATTATTAAAGGGTGTCCAGAAATTGTTTGATTGAATTCAGCCGCTATCACACGCCCCGCATCAATCGCGGAATTAAACCAGGACAGGCGATGCGTTGGAATATCACGAAGATTTAATAGACCTGTAGTTAAACCAAGGAAACATCCGTTTGGATTTCCATTCGTAACAGATAACGGTCTAACCGTATACCCTGCTCCAGTAAGCGTCAATGATCCGTTATATCCAAATACTAAATGATGTTTAACTGTTGGGTATCCTGTAGTGACATTGCCTCCACGGGCGTCATTTACTACAAGCGTATTGCCGTCAGAAACGTAATTGAGGATCTCAAGTAGACCCGAACTTCCCGCCCCGAACCATTCAGCGTTAACGGTTCCTTGCTTGCTAAAGAGCAAATGAGACGATCCAACGGCACCCGATAGATTCAAACAATCATCTAAGTGGATGTCATAGGACGATTGTAAGTCAAGTTTATAGTTTGCTGCTGCTGTGATGTTGTTGAAATAAACGCCTTTGTCTATCTTGCAATTCACACGCACTACTTGCGTTAGTGTTCCGCTAACTTGGTAGATTCCCTTTGGGAAGTACATTGTCACGGGATGCCCTGAGAGCGAATTACAGAACCCCTCACAGTTTGAAATGGAACCGTTTACCGCTCCATTGGTGTCAGGGATAGCCCCGAAGATGCGAACATCCACAGAGTCGCCCACAACATTAAGCACCCAACGGCCCGCACTGGACACATTCGAGTCTACCACAGTGCCAAGGTTCTCACTCGTAGCGTATCCTACAATCCAGTTAAATACACGGGCAGGGCAGTCTCCTAGCGTATTATATCCCGTAACCAATACGCTTGCGTATGTAGCTGGATTGATCGCCTTTAATAGCGCAATGGTAGACACCGTTGCCATCGTTCCCGATGCGGCAATTGTTTCGAGTCCATTCACATCAAATTGATTATCAAATACCCAATCGGTAATGGGGTCAGCCGTCAAGATGTCTACGCCTATAAAGCGTTCCACAAGTACGGTATAGTTTCCGTATCCTGCAAATACTTGTGTATCGGTACGACCCGCCACGTTAAGGATTTGCGGGTTTTGAATTGGGGTTGCAAGCGTGTAATCAGAGTAAATCGTTTTTGGCGTAGTCGTTCCGAGGTTATAATATGTCACCCGTCCATAAGACGCAGGGTTCCCGAATGAATCAATAAATACTGGTCTCTGGTCTGTGATAGGTGAGAACATTATAACCTCGTAATATACGATAATTTAGATTTTACTTGCCGTAATCAGATAGCTTTCTTTTCTTGCCTTCTACTTGATTCTGTAGTAATCGGCTTCCGCCATTGATTATAGGGCTTAACGTTTCTGGGTTTTCTTCTGCCATAAATCGCCCAAGGTCATAAATGCGCTTTGCGCCCGCTGGGGTTTTTGATAGGTTGGCAGCAAGCAACCCAGCAGCCGCTCCAACAGGGCCAGCCGCCATTCCTCCGGCTATAGCGGCCTGAGTGTATCCCAGTGGAATTAAGGTCTTAGAACGTGTGTTATCGGCTGCATTCTCTACAGGATTCTTGAGCGACATCCAAGGGGCCATTTCCCTTGTCTTTGCCATTACTTCGGGGGACACATTTTCTACGTAGTTTCCAATTTCTCGGGCAAGCAATTCTTGGGCTTTCTTTTTTGCTGTTACATTTTCAGCATCCGTTACAAAAGCCTTAGATTCGCTCCCTAACTTTGAGCGCTCATCCATGGCGTCCCCAACAGATTTCCAATTGCTACCCCACTCTTCCGCGTAGTCGTTGCGTAGCTTTGCAAGCTCAGTGCGTACGGCCTTTTTTAGTGGTACAGTCATGCGCTCATTGTTAATCGCTTGCTCTGCGTTTTTAAATACGCCATTGATGATATTTATCGGGGTTCCCTTCGACCATGCGGGAATTGCTTCGCGCTCTCCGCTTATGCGCTTTACATTGTTTTCAATACCCCGCTCCATTCCTTCAATCTGGTTTCCCATAGTTCCGCCCATAGGAATCAAGCCTTCCTGCTGCAAAGCGAATTCAAAGTCTGGGGGGTTTGCTCCCTTCATCATTCCCGATTTAGGAACGACCGAGGAATGCAAAATGTTTGGTGCCATCTTCACCATCTCCGCACCAGCATTAGCCCCCATTCGAGGCAAAGCCCCAATAGCTAACGGCCCCGCAGCAGCAAGACCTGTTTCAACTGGATTTACTTCGTCACCACCCGCAAACCTTGCAAGCGCATTAGAAGCCCCGTATACTGCACCTTGCTTTACCGCATTACCAAAGGTGTTTGCCATAGGATTTGCAAGCATTAACAACGAAGGGGCTTCCATTGAAGCGGACGCATTTATTTCGTTTTCAGATCCACCACGTTCTGCAATATCTGAGGCAACTGGAAACATAAAGCGTGAGAGTCCAATTCCAAGAGCATCTACAGGGCCGTTAATTTGCTCTGGTTGCATTCTTGGATTCTTTGCTAACTCGTTTGCCTTTGCGCCTTCAAACTTTCCTTGAGTGCGTAAAGTAGTCGCCTTTGTGTTCATGTCGTTAAACTCTTTTGGAGTAAAGACGCGAACGCCTGTAGAATCGTATTGGGCTTGCTTTAGCGCCTCTTTCACATCAGCAACGCTTTCAGCCTCATTAACCATTACGGCATCTTGCGGCCCTTTTCCCTTGGGAATGAAATACATCATTGTTGGCCTACCTGTGTAAAGGTGTAATTCTTTTTTGCTGCTGGTTGTTGGACTGCAGCTGAAGTATCGACAGGAATAACCGAAGATTGAAGTGCATTTTTATTTGCCCTTGCAACCATATTATCAATCCACGCCATTCGATTTGCTTTCTTTTGCTCTAGAACTGGCTGAGTGTCCCCATACTTGGGGATGTCATTTTCAAAGGCCGTCCATTCATTGTCCCCGATTGCAGCACCAGAAAGTACACGGCCTACAATGTTTCGATACGACTGGAATGCCTGTCCGACTCGCTGCTGGTCATCGGTTGCGACCTTATTTGCAATCGCATTGATAATCGTGTTATGCGATGTAAGCCCATTCCCAATGATGGTAGTAGCAAAGTTATCTGTCATCAATGGCGCAAGCTCATCAAATACCGCGTCCGCTTGTATTGCCTTTTGTTTCTGTGCTTCGGTAACGCCCCCAACTTTGTCACCCGCTGGAGTTTTCTTTGCTTCATCGTCAAGCTTTTTCTTTTGCAAATTGAAATTCGCCCACTGCAAATCTCTATCTTTCTTTTGCTCATCAAGCATATTCTGAAACTTTTCTTCATTTGACTTTTGCTGCGCGTCAAATTGCTCTTGATTTTGCTCAAGTGAGCTTGTATGAAATCCGCTCATTGCGTCGATCTGGTTTTGACGTAGGGTATCATCAATAGGATTTTCTACTTGAGTTACGCCCTTGCGCTTTAGCTCTGCAATAGCGTAGCGAACATTATTCTTTGCCGTTTCGTCGCTAGGGCTTGCACTATAGGCGTCCAGAGATTTTTTGTAATTATCGTACAAAGGCTGTAATTCCTTTTCGGTGTTTACCTTTGTCTCATCCTTTGCCGTCTCTTGAGAGGCATCTAAATAACGCTTACTTGCATTCTCGTCATAAGGCAGCAACAATTGAGACGCCTTTGCATATTTCTGTGACTGTGTAAGATCCTTGAAATCAGGATCGTTAGGGTCTTGCATCTTGGCAAGAATCGCCTGCGCCTTTGCTTTGTTTTGTTCGTCCTTATTGCTGTCCACCATTCCCTGAATCCCATTGGCGAGGGCTTGGGTAGATTGGCGTGTACTCACTCCATTATTCTGGAAAGCCTTAGAAAAAAGGCTTTGATCTTCAAAGTCGTTAGGATTGAAACGTCCTAAACCCTGTGCGTAGTTAGGAGCCATTATTTACCCACGCTTGCGAAAGATCCAAGGAATCCTTGACCAAATGCTCTTAAACCGCTAGTGGTTCCCGCTGCCTTTGCGTTCGCTTCGATCTGGTTTGTTTCGTTCTGCAATTGCGCTTCATCGACTGCGTTCTTTGTGTCGACCTTGCCTTGCAATAGCTTGTCATTAATTCCGCTTTGAGCATTAAACAAGTTCGTCTTTGCGGTCATTCCTGATTGATAGTTGTTTGCGTTCTGTTGTGCTACTTGCAAAGCCTGATTAAACTTATCAGTGTATTGCTGATATGCGCTCTGCTTGTCTTGCTGTGCCGCTTGACGTGCCTTATCATACTCTTGTGCTGTGATGTCAGAAGCGGAACGAGTAATAGCCTTACCCGTTGCACCGCTGAATAGGTTGCCATTATTGGCTGCACTCTGTTGAACGGTATCGGATGCCCGTCCAATGATTGCATCCAGTTCTGGGTTCATGAACTCATTCGTCTTTCCAATCAGATCATACGAGAATTCTTCTTTCGGAGTTGATACGTTGAACTGATTCGGGTCGTAATTATTCAGGTAATCAAAATACCCTTTTGCTGTGTCATCGTAATTAGATACCAGATTGCCATAAGCATCTTGGTACATTTGCGATGTTTCTGCCCCACGGTTTGCAATATCCGCATTCTGGGCTTTAAGACCCTCAAGATATTCCTTGAGTTCGGCCTTTGTCATTTTGTTGTTGTAGTACGCCTCTGCACCACTGCCAAAGTTTGCGGCCGTCTTATCTTTGTTATCGTCTACGGAATTGATTATCGCTGCCCATGGCAAAACCATTATTTACCTACCCGATTGAAAAATGACTCAATAATATTCACGCCAGTAACGAGTGGAACCGTGAACGTGTTTCCACTTACAATATATGTTTTTGGCGTAGCATTATTATAAGAAACTAATATAGAAGAGTCGATGGAACTAAACGGGCTTGTGATCGTATAGCTTCCCGCTGTAGTTATATTTACCGATAGTCGCCAATCAAAGAAATATCCGTACTTACACCAATACCCGTCACCCGCAACGCCTCCGTCAAAGGTGCCCTGCCCGTATTGCCCCTGCAACGCATTTATCACAGAGGTAAATGCAAGCCTCTGTTCCCCTTCGGTTGCAGGCTTCGCAAGGGATAGGGTAATTTCGGTGATTCGAGTTGGTAGTTTCTGTGCTCCCGCCATTAGCTACCCCGATGACATTTGTTTGCATAGATAGCACCTTGATATACAGAACATGGGGTAGGCTCTGAGTATTGCAACTTGACTACAATGTTTCGACCTATTCCCAAGCCCTTTAAGGTCACAGGCTCACGGTATGCGCCTTGCTGTCCAACACTAATAAGCATCCAATCCCCAAAGGTCATTCCACCGTCATAGGATACGGAAACTATCATTTTCGGATCGGATCCTTGGCCTGACAACAGAGTAGTTGTACCCACCTCCATGTCAATGGTAAGCTGCTGCAATAGCCACATATCAAGATCCTGAAAGTATACAGGGCTAATGCGTTGCCGAATGATCGGGGCACCATCATATTCCACATACTTATCATCGTCAAGGATGCAAAGCTGTGAATCTGTTAAGGTTCCAAAGAAAGTCTCCCCGAACGCTCTAGAGGCGTATGCTGGCCTGTAGGCGTACTCTTCGTTCGTTGCTGGGTCAATGTAGTTTCGCTCTGCCCAAAGCCCTGTAGTGGCTTCGTAGGCGAATGTACGCCTATCCTGAACAAAGGTAAGAACGTAAAATATATTTCCCGTAGATTGATAGCAGTATCCAATAGCCTTATCCTTGTTTGATAGCTTGCTGATTGCATACTCGATAGGCTGAGTAGATACTCGCTTTGCGGTTAATCCTGCCCCCATAAATACGGCATTATCGCCAACGTCAGATGATCCAAGCCAGTAAACGGTATCACCGATCTGTCCAACAGAGTATGGAGCACGGCATCCGATAGCTGTAGCGGATCCACCAACAAAGGCAATAGGGTCATCAAACACGTCTGTTCCCCGCCAGATTTCATAGGAACGAGGCCCAAATACCCATAGGTTGCCAGACACGTTTGCGATACACTTGATCGTGTCACTCGATTGTTCCGCAGAATAAAATGAATCCGCTTGGAACGTATTGCTTGCCAAGTCCGAATAGAAAAATTGATTTGAGTTGCCAGCATTAACTACAATCCGCTGCCCCGTGAATACAACACTCACAGGACTAATGACATCGGTTGTGCCAGGCAAGTAAGGCAAAGGACACGCCTCTAGTGCGGCTGTTGCATCATCATCAAGCAAGCGCGAACGCCATAGGCTTGTTCCATCGGCAATGAAGCAGTAGAACCCATTGTCGATCATGGAAACCGCTGTAGTAGCGTTGTTAATTTCGCCTAGTTTCTTGTAGGTCATGTCTGAATTGATACGGTAGGCCGTTGTACCAAACACGCAATATAGGCGGCTTTCAAAGTCAGGTGCAGGCCCAGAGGATGAATAGTATAATCCACGGCATCCAGAGCCATTTGTGGGGATAAGAGTTAGCTTTGATGTACTTCCCGCTGTGGGCACCATCACATATTTAGACTTTGCCTGCTTGTCTTCATTGTCGATCAGATACCAATTGATAGTCCTTTGTGGGCTATTGCTTCGGCTTGGGCTTTCGTATGACTGACCAATCAAGTCTATAATCATGTTGCACCCGTGAGTACATTGTTCTGGGTGATGTTTGTGCGGCCCGTATCATCAAGTACTGGCACCTTGCCACGACTATTAAGAGTTCCAACACGGGAACGGGCATCCTTGTAGAGAACGTCAATAGAGTTAACTACGTCAAGTGGCATTTGCTTGTATTGTGCTACCTTACGGGCAATGGCGTATTTGATTAGCTCGTTGTACTCAAGAGGAATATCCAAGGTATCATTGATCGTAACCTGTGGAATTGCCGTGGTGTACATGATTGAGATCGTTCCACTCGCAAAAGGGCGAATGTTGAACATGATTTCGCCATTCGGCATCTTTGGATTATAAGCAAAATAGATAGGGGAACCCGAAGCGTTTACCGCTTTGTAGTTCAATATTTCAGAGATTGGGATCTGAGTAACACGCACGGGGCTTGCGTTCGTGTTATACTGGAAATAAATTTGATTGATAAAGCTTGGACGGATTGCCGCAATGTCTGCGGTGCTTAGCCCGATAGTCCAATTAAACTTGAGTGTAGGAATGACAAATTCTACAATACTCATTTGGAACGGAAATAATTCTTCCACGTTCAACTGTCCTAACACCTCATTGCAAATAATGACACCTTGATTAGCGTCAATACCTTCTACCCCACGGCCTGTATTCGAGTTGAGAACGCCAGCGGATAGGAATGCGTCATTTACAAGAGCGCGGACATTTAATGACATGAGAACTCCATATATAAAGAAAGCCCACTATCCCCATGATAGAGGATAGTGAGCCTGTTATTTATTAGACCTTAACGTGGATACCGCGAACCCAGTTGGAACGAAGGATGGCAAAGCCAGCCAAGGTATCCCAACGGATAATGTCAGTACCCGCCTTGATGTCCGTACCAGTCGAACCAAGCAAGGTTAAGCCCTTGGGAGACTTGCCCATGAAGGATTCAACCATGGTCAGCTTCTTCATCGGAGCCGAAGCGTACACGAATGCAGGCTTTGCCCACATGAAGCCACGATAGTAGGTCGTGCTAGTAGCGTGAGACATGGTAACGGCACCCACAACAGCGGAGACGCTTATGTTTTTAAGTGGGCCAGCAGCCATATACAACGCCTTGACTGGGACGGTTCCTGTTGTGCCAGGGAAAGTATAGTCGGACTGCACGATGAACTGATACAAGCTAGAGAGAGCCACACCATAAATGTCTACTGCAAAGTGTCCAGGGATGGTAAAGGACTGACCAGCCTTGAGTGTGTGACCGCTAGTCGCAGCGGTAACGGCAAGGGCAGTTGTACCTTCGGTGCTGATGCTTGTAACGGTGAATCCTGTGCACGTACCAGTTACGAGAGGCGCAATATCTGGTGTTTCGTACCAATCTGCACCACGATATTTTCCAAGGCCACCATTAAGGAAGCTATTGGAAATCTGAGTAGATGGATTGAACAAAGTCAAACCAGAGTTTTGCACCTGAGACGCTAAGTCATTCGACAAGCATCCTACCATTTCACCATAGGCACGGGCTGATTTGATTACACCAATACCAGAGCCGATATTGGAGTAGCCAGCAGTACCAGAGCCGATAACGTCAATGGTATCATGGGCAAGCATGATGGTAGTTGCAGCAATAGTTTGAATGTCGCTTGCCATCTTCATTCCGTATGGATCACCAACCTGACCTTCAAAGTCAGAGAGTTCCAAGGCTTGCTGCACCTGAGTCAATTCAACCGCTTGGTTGTATTGCAACAGGGTAATAGGCACCTTACCGCCAGTGACGGCAGAGATGTTAGATGCAACGCTTGCACCTGTGGACGTGGTTCCATAGGAAGGAATCACAGCATTGATAGTTGAGCCATGACCGCCTACATAGTTCTTGTTGAACTGAGTAGAGCCGTTCATTAGGATTTGCATATTGCGTTCGAACTCACCAAGCAGCGGAACGACAATATCACTTTTTACGATTGTATTAGCCATTGTCTTTTATCTCCCGACCCTACTTTTTAGGGCCATATCGTTTCATATAGTAGCTTTGCACCTGTCTAGGATCATTCTCCTGATCGGTGTCAATGCCTGCGGGCATACCAGTATTTCCGATAGTGCCAATAGGACTTGGAGCCTTTGAAACTACGGGCTTCGCGGGCTGTGGTACTTTCTGCGTTCTAGCAGTCAAGCCCTGTTCAATCGTTCGCAAAGCGTCATAGCGTTGGTATGCAGGCATATTATTTATCTCTTGCAACACCGCTGGGCGGTTCAAGAGATCAAGCATAGCCCTTGCGCCAACTGGGGAATGGGCAAAGAATTCGTTAAGGTCTTCGTGAATTTGAAATGCTGGGTCGTCTTTATACGCTCCAATCAAATCAAACAACTCTCCACGCTCATCTTCGTTCAAGGTCGAATTAACCTTTTCATTCCAGGAGCGTTTAAACCCGTCATCCTGTGGTGCCTGCTGTTGAGGCTGCACCCTTCCAAGAATCCGCTTCTCTAGTTGCTCATCCTTATATGCGCCATACTCTGCGTCGGTCAAAAAGTTTTCACGAGTAAGCACCTTTTCAGGCTTCTGATTCTGTGCCGCCTCAAGCTTTGCTAAACGATCCTCAAGCATCTTATTCCGATTGGTCAAGACGCCTATTCTTCGTTCGTATCCGCTTTTCTTCGGCTGAGATTCATCTACCTTTGTTTCGGCCTTTGGCGTTGGGGCCTCGGTTTTTACGCCTTCGACATCTACTACAGTCTCGCTCGATTCCTCTTTAGATCCTCCCAGATCTTCGGAGCCATCACCGCTAGCCTTATAGTAGGCATCGTATTTACTTGGAATTTGGGAGACGGTTTCCAAGTCGTTACCGTTTGTCGTATCTTGTGTGTCGCTCATCTTGTGAGTTCCTTTTACAGACATTGTTTAGAGGTCTGTCAGCCCTATTATCCTAGGTCGTTACGCATTCCACCCACTGAGTTGTAATTAGGCTTTACGCCTTGCACAACCGTAATGACGGGTTTATTTGCTTCGACTTTTTCTAGCTCCAATTGCGCGGCCTGTGTATCGGCTGCTGCATCAGCTTGTATCTGCAACTGCGTTTTATTCATTGCGCCCTGTTGCTTCATTGCTTCAATCTGGATGCGATTTTCGTTATTCATTTGCGTGGTAAGTATCGCCTGCTTCATTTGCGCCTCACCGTTTGCAAGTTCAAGCTGCAACTGCTGGATATAGATATTCGCCTGTTGCAATTGCTGATTAAGTGCATCCGTCGCTTGGCTTGCCTTTTCGAGTGCGGCAATGGCTGCGGGGTCTGCTTGACCTGTTGCGCCTGTTCCAAGTTTCTGGTTTGCAAGGATGTCTAATTTCTTTGCGATGTCTTCAGCGTTTCCAATGTCGGACTTACGCACAATGTCAGGCGCAAAGGCAATAGCCGTATCAGACCCAAGCATGGAGCCTAGTGCTATAAGGCTACGCAAATCTTCCTTGCGCTGCGTTGAAATCAATGGGCCAGCGTCAATGTCAAACTTGAGTTTTCCTAGATCAATGGCTTGCTGGGAAAGATCAATCTTGCGAACTTCGATTCCTTCGCTAGTGACAAAGGTATACTCTTGCTCTGTATCGCCAACAAGCAAGGCCATTTCCAAAATCACACGGCAAACCTGTTTGACTGATTCAGCGGCATTAGATAGGAATTGATAGTTGCTAGTCTCTTTACTCTTAGCTCGGGTAAGTACGGCCTCTGCGGTCTCATTGGCACCACCGCCCATGTCAGCGGGTACGCCATCAATTGCAGACATTAAACCTTGATACGATTGGATAACGCTTAATTCGTTTCCAATGTCAGGATTCATGTTCTGCACAAAGGGCGGGGTATACTTTTCCCCATCAGGGCCAATAGAATCAAAGGGGTTAAATGGAAGTCTACGCTTATTTGACTGCTGCCAAATGTCTTTATATG